CACCTTAGTGAATATATGTAACTACCACAATCTCTAGGCCCGCTAATACAAGTGATGCATAAGTAAATATTACAACTGCCACAATTCAGTAAACCTCCCCATTTACCATCACCACTAGAGGTTAGTGTCCCAGAACAAGTCCCAGATACCTGTAAAACACTATCATTAGTTACACTCGTACATCCACAATTTGGTCCACTATTACCACTGGAACCAGAACTACCACTATCTCCACTCGAACCGCTAGAACCAGAACTACCGCTAGACCCACTAGAAAGTCCACTACTACCACTTATACCACTGGAACCAGAACTACCACTATCTCCACTCGAACCGCTAGAACCAGAACTACCGCTAGACCCACTAGAAAGTCCACTACTACCACTATTAATGGTACAACACGGACACCCTGGATTAAAAAGTCTATAATTATTCGGCATATTAATCTCAAAAAATATACCCGCCTATTTTATTAGGCGGGTTTGTTAAACAGTGTTATACTATTTATGGCTGACGAGGATTTACTATAACATAGTTATAATTAGTTAAATTCTGAACTTGATTATTATCATTTTTATTCACATTTAAATTCCCATAAGGCTTGGTTAAATGAGAAATATCTTTTGGAACAACAGACTCCAAATTGGCACCAATTTGTTTATAACTATTATTTACGCTATCTCGCAAATATCCCATACCAGTTCCGACTCCGGTAATCAAAATTCCTGACATAAGTATGTATTCGGTAGATAACACCGCTGCCACATCATCATCCCAAAGTTTCTTAAATAAACTCATTTCAATTCCTCTTTTTTAAATAAAAGACTATATTCATAGTAGCAGAGAAAAAGATGAAAGTCAAGAGGGATTTCTTTTTATTTTTTACTTGACAAACTTTTTTCAATTGTTAGAATGGTATTAAAGGTTTGAACTAAAAGACACTAATACCACAATCAATAGGTTGAACCTTAGATACCTGCTAATGTCTTTTAAGATAAGCAGAGAATATACATATACTATTATATTCCCTAGAGGAAAATTATGAAAATTGTTGTTTGTGGGTCTAGGTATGTTACCAGTTATGAACTAGTAAAAGAGAAAATTGAGCAGTGTATAAAAGAAAATAATATACGAATAGCTCAACTAGTATCTGGAGGAGCTAAAGGGGTTGACACACTTGCAGAAAATTGGGCTATTCAAAAAGGAATAGAGGTGATACGGTTTCCTGCTAATTGGGATAAATATGGTTTATCTGCTGGTCCAATTAGAAATCGCCAAATGGCGAACTATTGTGATATAGTAATTGCAATCTGGGACGGTAAAAGTAGAGGAACTAAAAATATGATTGATTATAGTGAAAGTATTAAGAAAAAGGTGTATATATATCCGTGTGATTTTATCAAATCAAAATCGGGGTAATTAGTCATGACACTGTTAGTTGTAACGGACGAAAAATATGAAAAGGAAAAATTGGCTAATTTAGTAAATGATTTATCTTTAAAAGGATTAAAATTAGCTAACAATTTAACCCAAGTTAAAACAATAATATCTGAAATTAAAAATAATATTAATCTGATAATAATAAACTCGCCTGTTGAAAGCGAAACTAAATATTATTTAGACGGCTTATCTTCTTTTTCTAATTCTTTTAAAGGGCAAATTCTTGTTAAGGTTGAAGATGAAAGATTTGGTATAAAATTAATGAAGGAAGGTTTAATAAACGATTTTTATGTTTCTTCATCAGATAAAAATTTAGAGTTTGAAAGACTTAAAAAAGCTTTCCGTATAGCAACATTACGTTCTCGTGTATCTACTACTATATCAGAAATAAAAAATAGTATTACCACTCTTGAAAAAATGACGAAAGAAGAATAATTATGACTCCAGATATTATAATCGGAGCCGTAGCTACAGCTATATCAATGTTATTGGGAGTGGGTTTAAAACATTTTTTAGATTTACGAAAACAAAAAGATGATTATAATCTAACAGCTAATCAACAAGCATTCTTATTTTATAAGAATTTAGTAGACACACTCCAAAAACAGGCTCAAGAACTTATTAAAGACTCTAATAAATTAGAATCAGAATATATTTCAACTAGAGAAATGAACGCTGAATTGAAATCTGAAATAAAACATTTAAAAGAAAAAATAGATGAATTGCAAAAAAAACTGATAAATTGTGTTTGTGGAACAGCTTCTTGATTTCTATAGTTATTAACTATTTTTATCTAGAGGAAATTTTGAAAATCAAGGGAAAAATACTCTTGCATTTTCGATTCTTCGTGGTAAGATAAGAAGTTAGATACGAGTCCTGGAAAACATAGAAATTATTAAAAGGTTTTAAAAGCGTGGAATCATATATATTGAATGATAATGAGCTTGAGCTTATTATAGCTGGGAAAATTGGTCCAAGTGGAGTTATAGCTCCAAATATTGGATGGCCATCTAAACTTCCGGCTTTCCGAGATGTGTTTGATGGCCATCGTATTTTTAATATAAAAAGAAAACTTAAAGGGGATTAATTATGTCTCGCAAGACTACTAAACATATTCCTCAAGAATCCGTAAAAGAACTTGAAAACCAGGATTCAATAAATTTTTATAGAAACTTGACTAACTTAATAGAAAATCATTTACTTCTAAATAAAATTGAATTATCAACTCAAATTGAAAATCTAAGTAAAGAACTTAAAAATTCAAAAGATAATTGTATACTATGGAAAAGTTCTAGCGATATAAATGAAAAAAGAGTTGAGAATCTAAAAGTAGAACATAAGAAAGAAACTAAAAGATTTGAAAATGCTTTATTCTGGCAAACAGTTGTAGGTCTTGGAACAGGAATATTAATCGGTGCCGGAATAGTATTATTTATATTATTGTAAGGAAAAATTTAAAAATTATGTTTAATATTAACCCGCCCATTTTGTATAAAGTCAACACTATCGGAGTCAAAGATAAAAAACGTAGTTATATAGTAATTACTACTACTTTCTCAGAAGCTAAAAAATGGTTTAGCTCTGAAAAATATAATATTGACACTGGCGGTGGAGAACAAAGAGATTTGGTACAATCTCATGTAAGAATTTTGAAAAAGGAATTGGAGGAAGGAAATTTTACTCCCACATCAATTTCAGTAGGTTTAAAAGATTCGCAGAGAAGTGCCATCAAGCGAACAGAATCAGATGGGTATCCAAAAGCAGGCATATTTCTAACTAATGGTGACACGTTACCTTTGCTTGATGGGGGCCATAGAATGGCGGCTCTTTCTCTGCTAAGTCAAGTGCCAGAGTATAAAAATGATATTGAGAACTCTTGTGTGACAGCTTTACTAATTTTAGATGGTAATACAAAAAAAGATTTCTTAAATCTTCAACGAGGTAGACAAGTAGATAAGTCTCACTTGCACAGTCTAAGTGTCCAGGCTAATTTAATTGATAAGAAAAATAATGATATTATTCTCATGTCCTATAATGTGGCACGACATCTAAATACGGATGTAAAATCTCCATTCTATCGGCAGATTAGATTTGATAGCAGTGGAATTTCAGGAGTTCCTATTGCTTCTCTAAGTGCCAAAGGTGCTTCTGATATAGCTACCTCATTAGTCGGTGGAGCTAAGATTGCAAAATGGGCCAATAGAGATGAAACTTGGTTGGCTAAATGTATCGCTACTGCTTATGAAAAACTACTTGAAAAAGCTCCCAATCTATTAAATGGTGGTATGAAGTTGTGCCCGCCTCCTTCTGGGACTAAAGGTAGTGCTACTATGTTAATCGGTGTTGGTAATATGTTAGCTTATAGATTGGCGGCTTGTCAGAGAGAAGAAGCTAACGAAGACGATATTAATAAAATGGTAGAGATTTGTCAGAGACATTTTTCTAATCCATTAGATGGTAATTTTTCCGGTCCAACTAAGCGAAGTGGAATGGGAGCATTTTCCGCAGATTACTTCGCTGATTTACAAGTAGATAAGCATGAAAATATACCTACTAAGCTCGTCAATTTGTTCTCGGTATCCACATTCAATTTGTCTAAATTGCCTGTGGAGAAAAAGGAAGTTGCTCCAAAGGTTCCAAAAGAGAAAACTCCAAGAGTACCCAAAGGGAAAGGCAGCAAGAAAAAGACTAAAGACGACGAGCCGATTAGTTTTGACGGACCTGATGCTGTCATAGTAACTGAAGAACAAAAGATTAAAGATATAACTTGGGATGAAGAGGTAACACAAGAAGGGGATGCTCCGTGGGAGCAAGACGTTTAATAAATAATTATTAGGATAATCATGGACTACTTCGTTAGTGACACTCATTATAATCATTCAAATATCATTACATATTGCAAACGTCCATTTGCTGATGTAGCTGAAATGAATAAAGCGTTAGTTAAAAATATTAATGATAAAGTTGGTGAAAATGATACTCTTTATCATTTGGGTGATTTTGCGATGGGAGGAAAAGCTTCTGCTAGAACATTTCGTGAACAGTTGAAGTGTAAGAATATTGTTCTAATATTTGGAAATCACGATAGATATTACGATAAAGATTTTTGTTCTTTATTTAGTAAAACGTATGATATCTATAACTATAGAGGATATGGTAAAAATATAATACTTTGTCACTATGCTCTAAAAGTTTGGAATCATTCAAGTCACGGTTCTTATTCTCTTTACGGACATAGTCACGGGACTCTTCCTGATGACCCACACTCATTTTCATTTGATGTTGGTGTAGATTGCCATAACTTCTCACCGTTATCAGTTCATGAAGTTGAAGATGTTATGAAAAGAACTAAAACATTCTATAAGCCAGTTGACCACCACAATTCAAGGACTCCATAATGGACAAACTTAAAATAGTTTCTAATATAATTGGCACATACTTTCAAAAAGGAGCTAGCTCTCCTAATGTTATAGCCAAAGAAATTCTAGACATTTTAGAAGAAGCTGAAAGAATTTCAAGTAAAATGAACGAACTAGAAAAAGATAAACGGGATTATGAAAAAAATTTCCGAAAACATATTCAAGAAAAGAATGATGAAATTTCTAGAATTCAGGCTTCCTGTAAACATCATTTAACTACTTATTATCCAGACCCTTCTGGTAATAATGATAGTTCTACTGAATGTAACATCTGTGGTAAGGAAGTATAAAATGTCACCTCCCAAAAAAAGTATATCTATTAGTCTAGCAATTGGCACTCAAGGAGAAAAGCTATTACAAAATGTTTTGGAAAAAGCTAATCTACCCAGCATATTGAATCCAGCTAAAAAAATGAAAGAAAAAAGAGAATGGGATGTGCAGGCGACATTCTATAATAAAGACACTGTCACTTTTGAAGTTAAATATGACCTGTATGCAGCTAAGTCCGGTAATATAGCTATCGAGTTTTTCAATTCCAAAAGTGGAACTCCAAGCGGTTTGACGGCTACTACAGCAGATATTTGGTGTCATGTTATTACTAATCCAATGTCAATCTGGTTAACTAGTGTAACTAGCCTTAAAAAGTTTTGTGAAGAAAATAAACCTTTTAAAACTATTACTGCTGGTGGAGACGATAACTCTTGCATGTATCTTTATAAACAGGACTTTATACTTGATTCAATATTTCATCGTATAGATGATATGGAACCTGTATCTATAAGAGAATTAATAAATATTCTAAGGAGTAAAAATGAGATTCTTTAAACGAAAAGAAGAGAAAAAAGAAGAAGTAAAACAGGATGAGCGAAGTAGTTTCACTTTCAATGGGTGTACTCTATCACTCTTATTCTCTAAAGATAAAAATGTAAAAGTGGTTTGTGGTTGGCCAGAATATAATTCTAAAGAACAGTTAGTAACTATTGCTCAAGATTATTCTAAATTAGTTATTAACTTCTTTCGGGAAGAGATGCTTCAATATATAATTCCATCCATCACTAATCAAGGAAATAGAACCGGGTCTCAAGAATTAGTTCAAACTATGTTTGGGATGATGGAAAATATGTTGGTTGAAAGAAAGAAGAAATTAGCAGAAGAAGTTAATAGTCCATTAATAAGCCCTTTAGCAGTTTTTAAAGTGAGAGGATAATATGACTAATTCGGACGGTGATGATGTTATTGATTATAATTATGAAAGAATTTGTGACTTAAAAGTCGAAATCAATACTCTTAATAAATTAGTTACTAAATTATTAATTGGTAGAAAAGTAAAGTTGAGTAAAATTTATACCATCAAGCATGAATATCTTCCGGAAGAAGATGCTACAGTTAAATCTGTTGATTCTTATGGAAACATTTTTTGCAATGTTGAATCTGGGGAAAGAGTTATTAGTTTATGTGATATTGATGAGATATTATGATAGAAGCCAAAATAATATGTGATAGTGTGAATCCTTCTGGTAATAGGTTAACAAGCTTTCTACTCACATATCCTAGAATGGTTCATGGCGAAATGATGACTCACAGAATGTTTTCTCGTAATGCGTCTTCATCTCGCGCTCGTCCAGTCACACATCTAATTCAAGAAGCTGAATCTTCACCAGCTATGCCTATGTTTTGGGGTAAAAACCAAAAAGGTATGCAGGCAATGGAAGAACTAACTGGAATAGATAAAGAGTTAGCTATACAATGTTGGAATCAGTCTCGTATGGAAGCGGTACGCTATGCTAAATTATTGAACCAGCTCAATCTTCATAAACAACTAGTCAATCGAATACTAGAGCCTTACACTCACATTACAGTTATATGTACTGCTACTGAATATGGTAATTTTTTTAATCTTAGAGCGCATATTGATGCTCAGCCTGAAATTCAGGAACTAGCATTTCAAATGTTGGGATGTTATCAAAATAGTGTTCCTAATCAATTGAAAGTTGGAGAATGGCATCTACCGTTCTCAGATAAATTTACAAAAGATTATCCAACAATAGATAAACTTTTAGAAGTTTGTACTGCCCGTTGTGCCAGATTGTCATATATGACATTTGATAATCAAATTTCTTATGAAAAAGATAAAGAATTACATAATAATTTGATTAAATCTGGACATATGAGTCCCTTTGAACATTGTGCAATCGCCCTTGACAAACCCGAATTCTGTGGTAACCTTAGAGGGTGGAAACAATATCGCAAGTTCTTACAAAACGAAAATCGTGTCGTCTTTGATAGTAAAACTATCATAAAATCTAGGAGTAAAATCCATGCTAAAAAAGAGAATTAAATGGGAAAAATGGAACAGCCCATTTGATGTTGAAGATGATGAAGATGATGAGGATACCGATAATTGGAAAAATAAAAATGTTAAGAAAGATACCCACATCAATCAAATGATTATCGGTCCAATGGGAATTATCCCAATCACAGAACACGGTAATCCTAGTAAATTGTATAATTTTTGGATGATGCATACTAACTTTAATTTGAGTGAGCCAGTCTGTAACACTTTAAATAAAGTGGACGGAATCGAAGGTTTAGATGTATTCACTAGATATAGAGCCAGATTAGCTTTTGGAAAATTATTTGAAGAAGAAGCTATTCAGGAAGAAATCGAAAAAGTTTTATGTGTTAATGACGACACCCAAAAGCCAAATCAGACTCCAGTTCAGCAGCCTAAAAATCACCTCGATGCTATTAAACAGCAAATGCAAGCCAAATACAAACATTGGTTCATTGCTATCACAGAAAAGGAAGAAATAAAACTTTTTGGTAATGATAGTAAAGAAGTGGTTGAAAAAAAGTTATTGGAGTATCCAAATGCGCAAATTTGTAAATCTTGGTAAAAATGAAGAAAATGAAGATTTCGAGATTGAAGAAAAAGATTATAATTTTACTAGTATCTTAAATAAAAATGCTGCTCAAAATAGACGTATTTATTTATGGGGAGATGTTAATGAGGATAGTGCTATCTCAGTGATTTCTCAACTTCATTACTTTGCTGAAGAAAATGATAAGCCTATTCATTTAATTATACATAGTTGTGGAGGAGAGGTTGACGCAGAGCTATCAATTATAGACGAAATGATGGCTGTGCAAAATAGCGGAATCACAGTTAGTACAATTGTAACCGGGAAAGCTTATTCTGCCGCAGCCCTAATATTAATCATGGGGTCAATTGGATATAGATATGCTAGACCTAATTCAAGTATTATGCTACATCCAGTTTCTTACGGATTAGGACAAGATTATTCAGACTACCAAGAAAAGATGACGGCTTTTATTAAAGAAAAAAATAAAATAATAAATGAAATGATAGGTAAAAGAATGGGACTTAAGACTGACAAACAGATTAAAAAATTTGTATCAGATATGGATAAAGGTTTATGGTTAAACGCCGAGGAAGCAATCGAAAGAAGAATAATAGATAAAATTCTTGATACCGAACTTCCTAAAAACAATAAAGGAAAATTAAGTGTCAAAAACAATAACAAACGAAGAGTTCGAGCTAGCTTACAAAAATAGTGATAATATTAAACTGATTAATAGTGTTACTAGAAAATATTCTAAGCAAATAGATTATGATGATTTAATTGATTGCGGACTTCAGGCTTTATGGAACTGTCTAAAAAAACATGAGCCTGGAAGACAAAAGTTTACTTCTTCACTGTATAAATTTGTGAATTGGGAATGCCTTAGAAAATTAGAAGAAAAGAAAAGAAATATTAAAACTGTATCAATGGTAAATTTAAACGAAGATTACGATGAATCTCAAAGTAAATATGAAAAAGCTAAAAATGATGTTAAAAAAGAAATTTTGGATTATTTAGAATTGCTAAATAATGATGATAGAGAAATTTTAATAGACTATTACTATAACGGCATGACTATGGAAGAAATAGGGCATAAAAACGGTTTTAGTAAACAAACGGCCAAAAACAAAATTAAAAAAGCTTTAACCTTATTAAGAAAGAAATATGATGGATACTAAACAGTATGTAGCATTGATTCAAGATATTGTCCAATTGGGAACATCTAATGTTGACCCAAAATATACTTTAGCTGTAAAAATTTTAAATATAGTAAATGGACTATTAGCTAAAGAACATGTAGTAGAAAGTTTTGTGTTACTAGCAAATATTGCTAAGAATTTTAATAACACAGATGAAATTGATAAATTATTAAAATAAATTTGCAGGAAAAGGCACACCATGTTAAAAGTCGTTCTCAAAAAGTTTTCCACCGCCTCCCTTGTGGCTCTAACGTTAGTATTTTCGAGTGTAGGCAGTGCTTTCTCTGCTGATTTGGTTGTACCATCTCAAAAGATTGAAGGTAATTTAAGTGTTGAATCGGGTAAGGAAGTAAAATTAAATCTTTCTCCCATAGGAACTAAACCTCCTAATTATTCTAGTAACTCAGTAAGTTGGAAAGTATTTATTGTTAATAAAGACGGGTTGTTAACTAATAAAGATTTCAAAAATGATGGAAAATTTGTAACCTTTAATTCTACTGAAAATAAATATAAAGTCTTTGCTAGTGTAAGTTATTTATATCTATATACTGATAGATTAGGAAGAATAAATCAAGTATTAGTTTACAATAAACTATTTGACGTTGATATAACAGTTAAATCTTTGGAAACATTTCCTCAATTTATAACTAGAACTGTAAATGAAACTGTAAAAACGGAAACTAAAGCTTTAGCTGCCTCTAAATTAGCAGATTCGTTTGGTGGCATGTCAGCTAAAATTGCTGCCGGCACAGAATTAGATGTTGATAAAACGAAACAGGCTCTAGCTGATACTAAAGAAGCAAATAGACAAGCTTTAGCTAGTGTTAACGTTCCAGTAGCCGAGTGGGATGAGTTCTTTAATAAATTACAAGACTACCTATATCAACTTAAACTTGACGGTAAACTTAAGACAAAACAAGACTATGTAGATGTATTTAAAGGTATTTCTTCCGGTCTAAAAGAGGTGAAATGAAAATGTCAATTATGTTACAAAAAGACTATCAAACAGGACGTATTAAAGGTTGGTTAGGTGAAGATACCGCTAAATATCAATGGAATTTACTTAAAAATAGTAAATCTTTCAAAAGATTTCAATTAAGAAACGTGGTTGGTGCTGCCAGTAGACGTATGATGTTATTTGATATTACTCGAAAAGTTCTTGGTAAGGACACCGAAAACTATCCTCAAGAAATAGGCGACTGTGTCTCATTTGGTATGAAGAATGCGATTGAACATTTAATGTGTTGTGAAATTCTACTGAATGGCGAAAATGAAGTTTATACCAAAGTTTTCCCGCCATATATCTATGGAATTAGTAGAGTTGATATTGGTGGAAATCAATTAGGTTCGGAAGATGGTTCTCTTGGCTCATGGGCGGCAGATGGAGTTGTTAAATATGGAATCATTAATTCTGATGCCGAAGGTTTGCCTCCATATAGCGGTTCAGTAGCTAAATCTTGGGGAAGTTCTAATGGAAGCCAATATCTAAATAAATGGAAGCCTTTAGGACAAAAACATTTAGTTAAATCTGCTGCTAAAATTGATACTTGGGATAAATTATTGAATGCTATCTGTAATGGATATCCATGTACAATTGCTAGCAATCAAGGTTTTACCATGACTCCAGACTCAACTGGTTTTCACCAAGCTAGCGGAAATTGGGGCCACCAGATGTGCGGTCTACCTAATAGTGTAGTTAAATCAGAGTTAACATCTTATATTGAGGATGTGAAAATAGGGGATAATGTTTATGGTAATGATGGTGCTTTACATAAGGTAACGGAAGTGTTTCAAAGAGAGGTAGACGAAGAAATAGTTGTAATTAAGGCTAAAGGAGCATTAGCAATTAAGGTTACAAAAAATCATCCAGTGTTAATAATGAAAAACGATGAATGTAAATACACTAAAGAAGATGAAGATATTACTTTTGACTGGATAAATGCTGAAGATGTTAAAAAGGGAGACAAGGTTGTTTGCCCATTAATAAACTTATCTAATAATATAGAAACTCCTCAATGGATTAAGGAGTCTAAATTAAATAGATTAATAGAAGATGATGATATAGCGTGGCTATTCGGTTTATATGTAGCGGATGGTGGTGCTGACGCAAATCATAAAATGGTAATAACTTTAGGTTCTCATCAAATTGAAGAAATAGATAGAGCTTGTAAGTCTATTGAAAAATTAGGTTTAGAACCTCATGTAAAATATAAAGGAAATTATACTAGAATAATAACATATTCTTCGGTTTTAGCAAATAGTATGATTAAATGGTTTAATAAGAAAACTAATAAAGTATTACCAGAATGGTTATTTAATGGAAAATGGAATCTAAAAGAGGTACTTAAAGGAATTTTTGATGGAGATGGAAATTTAGTAAAAGATAGCAAGAATTGTAAGAGAATAGTAAATACTAGTGTTAAATTAATAGACCAAATACACTCTATTTTATTATCTTTTGGTGAAAAACCATATGTTTCAGAAAGAATTCATAAGTCGGATTATGCTAAAAATTGGAATAAAGTCTATGTAATAGAATGGTTTGAAAATAACGAAAATGTAACTCCAAAATTTAATAGATGGAAAAATAATTATTATTCTATGAATGTGGACTCAGTTGAATTTGAAAATTATAAGGGACTAGTTTATAATTTTGAAGTCGAAGATGTTCATTCTTATATATTAAATGGAATAACGGTTCACAATTGTGTAATAGGTATTGATGATGAATATTCGGACCCTTATGTTATTATTCTTAATAGCTGGGGAGACGTAATGGGAACACTTAAAGATTTTAATACAGGAGTTAAATTGCCTGTTGGGACTTTAAGAGTTAAGAAGAGTGTTATGGAAAATATGATGAGAACTGGAGAATGTTTCTCAATATCAAACTTTCAGGGTTTCCCAGGAAGACAAGATGATATTGAAAAGGCTTTATTCAAATTAATCTAAGGAGTTAGTAAAATGGATTTTCTTTATAAGATTTTAGTTGCTTTAGTTTTAGTAATTGGGATTAGCTCTGTATCTCAAGCCCAATGTCGAAACGGAGTTTGTTTTGCTCAACCTCAATTAGTTGCACAACCTTTAATTGTTCCGCAATATAATTTTGGCTCTTACTATAATTACAATTATAGTATGTCTGTGTATCCTAATGTGCTACCAACATATAATTATAGTTATTATAACTATAGAGTAGTTCAGCCAGTTTATGTTCCTCAAGTTTACTGTATTGGTGGACGTTGCTATTATAGATAATTTATAATTATTTGTTCAAAAGTCCAGTTTCGACTGGACTTCTTTCTTTTTCTGTGATATGATTAAGTATCCGTCGAGACTGAGCGAACAGTCTCAAATTTTTGCTCAATGACGGTGAGAGTTTAATAAAAAGGAAAAATTCGTATGCAAAATAGTATTTACTCAGCAGGTTTCGTAGTTAGCATTTTAGTTGACGGCAAACCAATTTCAATTCAAAAAAACAATGAAGGTTTAACACCTTTCAATTCTGAATACAAAATCAAACTTCAAAATAAAAATTATAAGAGAGCTTTAGCTAAAGTTTTCATTGATGATGAAAATATTAGTGATGGTGGTTTTATAGTGAATGGTCAAAGTTCAGTTATAATAGAAAATCCTGTAAATAAACAATATGCTTTCAAATTTGTCTCTATAGAAAGCGGACAAGCTGTTGATAGTGGCAAAACTAAATATAAAGATGGAAGAAACGGTGTTATTAGAGTAGAATGGGAATTGGAAAGAGATTCATTTCTAAGTAATCCAGCTATTAAACCTAAGCAATGGCCAGAAGGTACATATCCAGAACCAATTCCATTTTTTCCATATCCAACTAATCCGTGGCGCAAAGATAACGGATGGCAGCATCCTTATAAAAAATATTTAAATTTTACTGATTGTGGGTCTAAAAGTCTCCCAGAAGATGGGGAAGAAACATATTGTAATTCTATTCCAAGAGGAGTCCCACTAGCTAGTTTTTGTAACGAAGAAAAAACTTCTGGAGGTATTCAACTTCCTAAAGGTGAAACTGGTTGCACAGTATCAGGCTCCGTAACTAACCAAACATTCAGAACTGAAGAATTTATCACAGAAGGTAAAAATCCGGTTATAATATTATTGGTACTTAAGGGCTACAACCCTACCGCTCATACTACAAGTGAAGATTCGTATTGTTCCAACTGTGGTAAGAAAATCACTAGAAAAAGTGATAAGTTCTGTGGAAAATGCGGTAATAGATTATCACAATAAAGGCTTTGTATGAAATACGTCGCCACATTTCTATTAGCAGTTCTAATATCCCCTCTATTTATGATAGCAGGGGAAAACGATGTTAAAAATCTACCAGATATTATTGAAAAAATAGATAAATCATGTGTTTTAATAGCTTCTGGTTCCGGAGATATTAGAGGCTCTGGAGTCTCTGTTATCAGAGATAAAGATGTTTATGTTATCACCTGTTTTCATCTCATATATCCAGAAGAACGAGTTAGATTCAAAATCTGGAATATGGAATTTGAAAAATTTTACAATTTTACAATATACAAACAATTCTTAGATAAAAATTATGAAATTAATAAAGAGGTATTTGTAAAAGCTAAAGTTTTTGCATATGATGAAATATTAGATTTAGTAATTTTTAAACTTGAAAGTCCACCAGATATATTTGGAAATACAGAATTTTATTTAGAAGATAATATTCTACCAAGAGGCACTAAAATTATAGCAGTTGCTAATTTCCTAGAATATGAATCAACTCCAGGGTTAACTAGTAGTGCTACTGGAACTATAGGTGAAATTAATAGAAAAGTAGAACTAGGAAGAACTGTAAATGGAGTTAGACAGAAAGCTTATAGACCTAGTGATTTATCCTATGATATTTCTGTTGGTAAAGGATGTTCAGGAAGTGGAATGTTTAATGAATATGGTAAATATATTGGAATGACGTATGGTAAATATTCTTCTAATATAGCTATATACACTCCCATCAGAGAACTAATTAAATGGTCTTCTAAAAATAATACAAAATGGATTTTTAACAATTCTGAAAAATATCCTTAAGCTCCGCTTGACATAGCTTATACTATGTGATATACTTAAGACGTGAATAGTCACGTCTTTTTAATTTGAGGTAAAGATGGACGAAGATAGTAAATTAGATGGACTTTTGAGACATATTAAAAATGTGCAAGATAATTGTTTAATACTTGGTGAACATTTCATTAAAGATGGTTACGAAGATTTAGGTGTAGAACTCATAGCTAATAGTATGATTCACGATAATTCTAAGTTTAAAGGAATTGAATGGCTATACTTAGACAGCCAGACTAAAGAAGAAAAACCGGAACTATTTAAAGCTGCGTTAACACACCACAATACTATAAATCTTCACCATCCGGAAGCGTGGCGTGGTATCGAATTAATGAGTGAAGTTTACTTAGCTGAAATGACTTGCGACTGGAAAGCCCGAAGTGAAGAATTTGGTTCTGGTATCTGGGAATGGGTTAAAGGTTCGGCTGCTGATAAGTATAAATATAATACTAAAAGTCGGGTTTATAAAGACATAAAGCGTTACCTAGAAATCATCTTAGAACCTGCATTTAAATGAGTGTCTCTGGGTAGTTATTCCTTATCCCATTTTTTAAATAAGGAAAAGTTTTAATGAAGGCTTCACTCATGTCCAATATTCTAGTTACTAAAAGAGATGGTTCACTCGAAAATCTAAACTTAGATAAAATAAATAAATCAGCAGGAAGGGCATGTGTCGGCCTCACCGATGTCTCCGCGTCTGAGGTTGTTCTGGATGCCCATGTTCAGTTGTTTGATAAAATATCAACTATTGAAATTGACAAAGCTTTGATTTTATCCGCTAAGAGTAAAATTGAAAAAGAACCAAATTATTCTTTTGTTGCAGCCCGTTTGCTATTAAATAATATATACAAAGAAGTATTCGGTTGTGGAGTAGAACAAGAATTATTTGAAGAACAGTACCGGCAATCATTTATCGAAAATGTCAATGAATTGGTAGAGGTTGGCCGACTTGACCCGAGACTTTTGACTTTTGATTTAGAATTTTTATCTGAAAAAATAGATATAGACAGAGATAATCTATTTAAGTATCTAGGTATTCAGACTCTCTACGATAGATATTTTATTCATATTGACAGTATAAAAAAAGAAACTCCGCAAGCCTTCTTCATGCGAATTGCTATGGGGCTAGCTATTAATGAGAAAGATAAGGATAAAAAAGCTTTAGAGTTTTACGAAGTAATGTCTCAGTTCTTAGGAATGCCTTCTACTCCCACACTATTCAACAGTGGGACTACTCACTCACAATTATCTAGCTGTTTCCTTTCAACAGTAGGTGATAGTTTAGATAGTATTATGGGGTCAATGCATGACCAAGCTAAACTAAGTAAATATGCTGGAGGTCTGGGAGTAGACTGGACTCCAGTACGAGGAGCCGGCTCACATATTAAAGGAACTAATGGAACTTCTAGCGGGGTAATCCCATTCATGAAGATATTTAATGATGTGCTAGTCTCCTGGAATCAAAGCGGACTCCGGAAAGGTTCCGGGTGTTCATACTTAGAAGTATGGCATATAGATATTGAAGACTTCATTGATTTAAGAAAGAATACTGGTGATGATAGACGCCGATGCCATGATATGAACACTGCGGTTTGGATACCGGACTTATTCATGGAGAAGGTGACTAAGGACGAAAACTGGTATCTATTTTCACCTGATGAAGTCCCAGACTTACATGATTTGTACGGCGAGGAATTCGAGAAACGTTATAATTACTATGTTAAAAAGGCTCAGAAAGGCGAAATAAAGTTATGGAGGACTTTCTCTGCTAAGTCTCTCTATAAGAAAATATTAGTTTCGCTATCTGAAACCGGACACCCTTGGATAACATATAAAGACGCTTCTAACATCTGTTATTCTAATAGTAATGCCGGTGTAGTTCATAGTAGTAATTTGTGTACAGAGGTAATTAGACATACTACTAGTAGTTCATATGATAAAGATGGAAATAAAACTTCTATTGGTGATACTGCAATTTGCACTCTAGCTTCTCCTAATTATAAAGCTCATTTAGAGTATAATGAAAAAACTGGTAAATGGAAGTTAAATAAAAATAAATTAGCTAAAACTGTAGCTACTATGATTAGAATGTTAGATAACAATATAGACTTGAATTTCTATGCTACGCCAGAAGGAAGAAAATCTAATTTAGACCATAGACCAATTGGGCTTGGCGAAATGGGTTTCGTGGATGTGCTTCATGCTTTAGATATTCCATATGAAAGTCAAGAGGCTGTAGAATTAGCTAGTGAATTAGAAGAATTTGTTTCCTATCATGCTATTAAAACGTCTTGTAAACTAGCTAAAGAACGTGGAGTATTTTCTACATACGAAGGTTCTACATGGTCCGAAGGGAGCTTTCCTCAAGATATGTGTGATAAACTCTTTGAAGAACGTGGTAAAACTAAAGATGTTCCTAAAAACAAGATAAGTGATTTTAAATGGAATGCTTTGCGGCAATTAGTAATATCTCATGGTATGAGAAATGCTAGTGTCAGAGCAATTGCTCCAACAGCTACAATTAGTTACATAGCTGGATGTAGACAAAGTATTGAGCCTGACTATTCAGTTCTCTTCACTTATGGTACATTAAGTGGTTCATTCACCATGATTGATGAATGGTTTGTGGAAAAAGCTAAGAAATTAGGAGTTTGGAGTGAAGAGTTACTAACCGCAATTAAACAGGTGGATGGAGATATTAGTAAATTAAATTTACCAGAAGATTTAAAGAAGCAATTTAAGACAGCTTTTGATATTGATTATCATTACTTAGTAGATGCCACAGCAGCTAGACAGCAATGGATTGATATGGGAATTAGTTTCAATATTTATAATGACAACCCAAGTCTCAAACATCTAGCTGAAAAGTATATGTATACTTATGAAAAAGGTCTCAAGACTACTTACTACTTAAGAAGTCGCGGAGCTAGCAAAGTAGAAAAATCAACAGTGAGTAAAACTCCAACTGTTTGTTCAATTGAAGCTATGAAGAATGGGGGAATTTGTGAATCATGCCAATAATTAATATAACATACGATGAAAAATGGCCAGTATACGAATTTAATGAAGAACCAAGTAACAAATATGATTTATCCGCCGAAGTCACAGATAGTGAATTAGAATCCATTAAAAAGGCTTTGAAAAATTTTAATGAAATGCAAAACTTTCTTATAGAGAAAGTTCCACAAAATAGAAGAGTTTAAATGGAATAAACATGCTCTTAGAATTGAGTCAGGACGAATTAAACTTCTTATACCGAGCTTTTGAAAATTTTGATATTACTAAACATTTAATAATGAAGAAATTAGGAGATAATATGGAAGATAAAGTTGAAATCAAGAACGAATATACAGTTAAAAACTTAGAAGGTATTGAACTTTGGAGAGAATACGAATTTCCAGGTCGAGATACTGCATACCGAATTAAAAATCCTAAATCTGTGGTTATGAGAAATGGTGGAGCCACTCATAGAGTAGTAGATAGTCATGGTATTGCTCATTGTGTGCCGGCTCCTGGAGTTAATGGTTGTGTGCTTCGTTGGAAGAGTGTGGATGAAAATAAGCCAGTGGAGTTCTAAAATGCCGGAAACAAAATATGAAATTAATTTTTCTTACTCAGATGATAAATTAGATTGGATACACGGCACAGTAACCTGCCACGAAAATGAGTATAAGAAACAGTTAGAAAATATTAAATCGGTATTTTCTAGTAAATTTTTAAGAATTTATGTTAATAAAAAAGAACGTATTTTAGATTATTCTAATATGGAATGATGGAATGAAAACAGATAAATTAATTAGTAACGATATAGCCAGTGTAAATCAAATCTTACCACATGTAAACAAATGGGCCTGGGATTTGTTTCTCACTGGTTGCGCTAATAACTGGATGCCTACTGAAGTCAGTATGCAAAAGGATATTGAACAGTGGAAATCTTCAACTGTTCTTTCTGATGACGAACGTTTGGTAGTAAAACGGTGTCTAGGTTTTTTTGCTGGGTCAGAAAGTCTAGTTGCTAATAACTTACTCTTAAGTATATTTAAATACGTTACAGACCCGGAAGCTAGACAATATATAAGCCGTCAGAACTATGAAGAATCTTTACATAATCTAACAATAGTTTACATTTGCGATAGTCTAGGCTTAGATATTAAAGAGGTTTATGAGGCTTATCAAAATATTCCAGCTATTAAAGCTAAAGATGATTTTTTGATGCAAATTACTTCAGATATCAATCGTCAAGACTTTGATATTAATACTTTAGAAGGAAAGCAGGAACTTCTTCGTAACATTTTTACTTACTATATTATATGTGAAGGAATCTTCTTCTATAGCGGCTTTGCTATGCTACTCAGTTTCGGAAGACAAAATAAACTTCCAGGAATAGCTGAACAAATTAACTACACTTTAAAAGACGAATCAATACATATCAAATTTGGCACTACCTTAATTAACAAATTAAGATACCAATATCCGGGATTATGGACTTCAAAATTTGAAAAGGAAAGTATTCAACATATTGAAAAAGCTGTAGCTTTAGAAGTAAAATATGCGGAAGAAGCTTTACCTCGTGGTATCTTAGGTCTGAATTCCGAAATGTTTTTAGAATATATTAAATATATTGCAAATAGACGCTTGACAGATTTAAATCTTCCTGTACTCTATAAAGATGCGAAAAATCCTTTTATGTGGATGAGCGAAACTATAGATTTGCCTAAAATGCAAAACTTTTTTGAAAAAAGAGTTCTTGAGTATCAAACATCAAATTTAGTGGAAGATTATTAATGAAGATTGTAAAAGGAAATAATAATGGTATCATATGATTTTGCTTGTAAAAAATGTGAATTAGTTTACGAAGTCAATCAATCTATTAAAGATGATTTGCCAACCAAATGCGAATTCTGCAATTGTTCTAACCCGGAACAATTTTTCCAAATAATAGGATGCCCAACCTTTTTTGTTAAACAAGACCCTACCACAGTTCACTGGCAAGCAGATAGAAATACTCAAAGAATTGGTAAAGCGGAGTTAAGTGAAAGAGCGGAAAGAAAAAAAGAGGCAATTCGTAAAGCTAGAGAAGAAATGGCGGAAAAAGTAGGTGGAAAAGCTATTCGCTCAACTAACGGACCAAAACCTGCTTGGAGAGAAAAATTAGATTTAGGAAAGATAAGTAATATTAGAAAGTATATAGAAACAGGGCAAAAATAGTGGAGCTTCGCCACGCCCAGATGAAAGGATAAAATGAGTAAATTTAAAACGTTAATTTCCATTAGATTTAAAACCCATAATCTCAACGAAGAGGGAGAATGTTTACCTCCCGCAATATCCGATGAAGTTAAAATATTTAGTCTTGATGGAAATTCAGAACAGGAACTTAAAAAGAAAGCCGAAAACTTTATAAAAGAGGTAAAGAAATGTCTTCAATAATTTATGAAAAAGAAGATAAAGTAAAAGAGGTTAGCGAGACTTTAGAAAATGGTGGTGTAACACTTATTAAGTGTAGTAACTGTGATAAACCATTAATCGAAGTATGGCATACTCGCCCTAAAGAAACGTTAAACGGTCATCCTTTAGAATGGTTGATTCAGGCGTCTTGTTGTTATTGTCAGGATAAAAGTTATATAACTAAAGTAACTGGAGGTTTTCATCCTAAAGGACATGATATTCCTCATCCTAATGGTAACCCGGAAGATGTAATTCCAATTGTAAATATAGTAGATATACAAATGATAAAATATCAAGGAAAAGATGTTTCTTTATTTGTAACGGAGAAATATAAATGAAAATAGAAAAGAAGTACGGATTAAATGGGGAACAGCTTAAAGCCGGCACTAATGACCTCTTATCTTGTGCTAAATTAGTAATAAATAAAAACGATAGTTCCGATGGTGAAACTAAAGATGTTATTAGAGTTAAAGCTATTATTGATGAACCGGAAGAAACAAATTATTATATTAAAAAATGTAACATGGGCGCAGACGCCAGCCACTTACTAAATCCAAATAGTATTTGGTATAAAGATGGAGAAACTAGAGGTTTCGATAAAACTAGAGGTAAAGATTACTATTCTTACTCTAAAGTTAATGAAAATTGTTTTAAGCTTTATCTAAAATTCTTAGAAACTAAGAATCAGGCTTACTTAAGAAATGCTGAAAGAGAGATGTACTAATGGATGAGTTAAATATTGCGGATAAATTTTATATTGACGCTAATCTAGATAGAACTAGCGAAGAACTAGCCCATATTTTGAAAAAGGGGAAAACTTTAATTGAAGTCTACATGGCGGTAGAAGCTCAAAAAAAATATGAGCAGGAAAGGCAATCCTCACAAAAAACAAAGCCCGACTCCCTTGACTCGGCAACTCTCTCTTCTTCTGACCCTGTGCTTTCTCTGCCAAATTTAGATTTAGATACTCCTCAAGTAAAACAGCCAGAAGTTATTAAGGCTAGAGAAAATAAATCTATTCTTAGAGAAGCATTTGCTAGACGTGGCACATTTACCGCTATGACAGCTTCAGCAGGTATGATTTCAGATGAAATACAAAAAGTAAAAGGTGGACAATCTCTATATAGTGATTCGGTAATTCCAGCAACCGGAAGATGAAATGATATGCATAAAGCCCGACGAATTTATTGAAGAAAAAGTTAGATGGATTGCTGACTTATCCAATGGAATTTCTGTCTATCAAGACGATAACAGAGAAGGTTGTATAGAACCTATAGCATGGAAGAGACTAAAACAGTATATAAAGTCTGAAAAAGTTTTTATTATTAACTTGCATTTGCAATTTCGCTCGAATATAATAAACGTATTCAATGGAATTGAGACTGACGGCTATTTCTTTGGAAATAAAATAGTTCAATTTTTAGGTGGTGGGAGTCTAAATTTTTTTATAGTTGGCTACATTAAGAGTAACTTAATTTATCGAAAAACTTTTAAAGTTCCCGAGCTTGTCCTAGCTGATGAAGATGTTATTAAAGAACATACTGTACCAGAAGATTTCTTGATAAGGAACTAGAATGGAAGAATGGAAAGATAGAAAAATGGACGCCGCTTTTATATTAGAAAGCGGTTTACTTTTTGAAATCAATAGAACTATACTTCATCCAATAGGCTTATCAATGGTAGTTAAGAAAGATGAAGTCGGAAATTCATCTTTTGGGCTTAAAGATAATAGAGATACGCCAGAAGGATGTGTATATTCTAAAGAAAATTTTATTAAAGGACATAAGAAGCTTCGTAGATTTATGAGAACGTTTGGACACAAACAATTAGAGCTTCGCTCTAAAAAACTAGGATGGTCTTTTCAATCTATGAGTATACCGGAAAAGAGAAGATATAAAAATGAGTGATAAATTACCAATAATAACAAATGATGATACATTACATTTACATGAAAATATATGTTGTGGTACTCATAAATTAAAAGAACTTGAAAAAGAGTGGCTTAAAGACGACGAATATAAAAAGCTTCATGAAAAATTCAAGCCAGTTGAAGAAAATGGTTGTTGCTACGGAATGAAGGATAAGAGAGACGGTTGGATATCAACTTACACTGGTAAGAAGTTTTATGTTTTTAATCCTAACATTGACGACATTGATATTATTGATATTGCTCGTGCCTTATCCATGATATGTCGTTTTAATGGACATGTTAAACGATTTTATAGTGTAGCTCAACACTCAGTATTAGTGAGTAAACTAGTTAGTCCTGAGATTGCAATGGAGGGACTACTTCATGATGCAACAGAGTCAATAATTGGAGATATGATTCGGCCAGTAAAACGTTTTATGGTTGAGTTTAAAGACGTTGAAAATAAGTTAGAGCAAGCGATAGCTGAAAAATTTAAATTGGATTTCATATCTAATCATAACGAAATTAAGAAAGCTGATAATATAGCTTTGGTAACAGAAGCTAGAGATTTATTAACTACTCAGGTTATTATGGATAGCTTTGATGAAACTATAAAACCTATTGAAAAAAGAATTAAAGCTCAAAAACCAGAAATGGCTGAGCAACGATTCTTAGAACGTTACTATGAACTTAATGGAGCAAGAAATGGCTCAGGAACAAAGCGAAGCTTCACGTTATAAATCAAAGTATGGGGAAGAAAATAGCTATTGTACACCGCAAAATTACATAGCAGAGTTAGTCTGTGAACGTTTAGCAATGAAAGAAAAATGTGTACTTCCAGTTAAATTCTGGAATACAGATAAGTGGAAAAAAACGTATCTAATGCAGTTACTTACTGCTACTAGTTTATTAAAGATGTATGAACCGGCGGCTATTATAGCTGCACTTAAGAAAAATTGGAAATGTTATTCATTAAAGGCTAAATGGTTAGACGATGATTTTAAACTAGAACAAGAGAAATTGAACAAGTTAAAGAAGCGTGATGAGGGTGCCTCCTCTGCAAATCACACACCAATTGAACGAACAACTACTGAAGAAAAACCAAGAGAAGCTTTTGTAGAAGGTAAATCAGTTAAAGCCAGATTGCGAGATTTAGATTAATGAATGAATTTACAGATAATGTTCTAAAATTAATTAAGAAGGATTTTGGTGATAAACTTGCTACTAGTGGAGTTGATTTCCTTAAAAAGAAAAAGCGTATTATACCAATTGGACCTTCTCTAAATTTAGTCACTGGAGGTATTCCAGAAGGAAGTTGGGTTAACTTTGTTGGAAAAGAGAAGTGTGGAAAGACGACTACAGCACTACATTTTGCGGCTAAATGCCAACAAGAAAAATATGGAAATAAGCATATTTACTATCTTGATATTGAAGGCCGTTTAAAAGAAATGAATATAAGTGGTGCTGGTATTGATAAGGAAAAATTTACAGTAATAGGTTCTGATGAAGATAAGATATTATCCGCACAAGACTATCTAAATATAGCTGAACGTATTCTTATGAATCATAAAGAGTGTGTAGTTATCTTTGATTCCTACTCTATGTTATGCCATGAAAAAGAAATTCAGGAAGGTGTTGGAACTTCAACTCGCGGCGGTGGAGCATTACTCCTATCACAATTTTGTAGACAAATGGCGGCAGTAGTACCAGTAAAACGAAATATAGTAATTGGTATTGTGCAATTAATGGCTAATACTAGTGGTTATGGAGCGGCTGTTCAGGAAAAAGGTGGAAATAGTATTAAGTATCAAGTAGATGTTAAACTACGTTGTCGTAAAGAAGAAGCTTGGGAAGAAGAAGGTAAGAGAGTAGGTAACATGTTAACTTGGGAAGTAGAGTGTTCCGCATTAGGGATACCTCCACATCAAGAATGTATTTCCTATATCCGTTACGGAAAAGGTATTGATGAGGTTAAAGAATCTATTGTATTGGGAACTGACTTAGGTTTAATTGAAAAAGCTGGTTCTTGGTTTACTTGTTCCTTCTTACAAAATCATTTAACCACACTAGGTATCGAAGAATGGAACGAAGAAAATAAAAAGAGATATAAGGCTCAAGGTGAAGAAAAGTTGTATCAACTTTTAAAAGCAAATCCGGGCTGGTTGGAAATATTGGAAAAAGATGTAAATACAATGTTGGGGGTAAAATGAGCTACTATAGACTACCAAGCTATGACAATACTTATGCAGAGTGTTATTCAAGTTTTGATACTAGAGATGAACCTTGTTGGGGACAAGTTAATTGTATAGATGAATACAAAGACGATGAAGATAATTGGTATTGCATTTATTCTTGTGAAGGTCATCAATATACCGGGTACGAACCTTCCAAACATCCTCAAGACCAAGTAGAGCCTAAAGAATATGACTACTAATACTGAATCTATTTCATTTACAAGGCATAAAGTTAATTATATTCGAGAAAAAATTATTAATTTACAAGACGCCTTATTTGAAATTCGGAAGAAATGCCAGCATAAAAATACGATTGACGAATATGGAGAAATTAATCAAATGATAATAGGTAAAAGATGTTTAGATTGTGATGAGTATATACCATGAAAGTCAAAGGTTTAGACGGAAAAGAATATAGTTGGTATCTGGTAGGATATGAAGCTTCTCTTAATGAAACTAAACCTAGAAGTGAGCTACATGTTAGTATTAGGGCACTATTAAAATCAATGTTTTCAGGACAAAAGCTTCTTGAAGAAGTCCCTTTACCTGGAACTAAGCTTTACGCCGATTTCTATCTACCACAATTAGGTTTAATAGTGGAAGCACATGGTAGACAGCACTATGAATATGTTCCTCATTTTCATGGTAGCACTAATGGTTTTATTGCCTCTAAAAAACGTGACTCAGTCAAAGCAGACTGGTGCCAGTTGAATAAAATCCATCTCGCAATTTGCTCATACAAGGAAACAGAAGATGAATGGCGAAGAGAAATCAATAAAATATACGGCGAATGACTTAGCAACTAAAGTAGACGAATTACTATTGGAATATGAACAAGGATTAGGAATTAAAAATGGTAATCCAGATATAAAAGCGGAAAAATATTTGACAATGTCAGAGGATGATATAAGATGTATGTCAGGAGAAGATGCTGCAATAGCTAGTATAACACTTGGACAATATTCGTTTTATTTACAAAGAAGTATAAATATAGAATTACGAAGAATGAATTGGGCTACGGCTCAGATTGATAGAGCTATTCTAGGAGAAATGAAGAATTACTCTGCTGGGTCAGCACCAGAAAGAAAAATGTTAGCTATCAAAGATAATAGTTTTGCTTTATCACTAGAAAGTCTAAGAACACAAGCACAAGCCAGAGTAGACCAAATCAATTATTTATCGGCTAAGTGTGATGCACTTTCCTATAGATTTTCAGAATATCAACAGAGTAAGAGAAAAATATGAGCGCATTAGAATTAATTAAACAGGGTATCCTTGCTGGAGATATGACTAAAATCTCCAAAGGTTACTCCATGATAACAGGTGAAAAACTTGAACCTTCTCAAATCACCGATGAACACGTTCAAAAATTGAAAACCGTTTTCTCGGATTTGCAGGGAAAGCACCACACATCTACAGAAACAGATTCCCCGGCTCGCCCAGAGCCTTCTCCTACATCTTTAGAGGGAACTTTTTCTCCATTACCAGATGATTATGAAAATGATTTACCATCAGAAGAGTTGATAGAAGAACAAAATTTTTCTGAACAGCCTGTTGATGACGGTGCCTTCTCTGCAAACTCCGTCGATGAGGAACCAGTGTTAGAAAATAGTTTAATTCTTCCTGGGCCGACTATGGCTAATAAAACAAAATTAATTTTGCCAACTAATTTCAATGAGCAGCCTTTAGACGGTTTAGATAGTACACCAACTGGAGGAAGACAGTGTTCCAGGGTACAATTTCAAATTAAGAAGCGTGTTAATAAGTTTGTAGATAATAAAGCTTACGCTGCCGAAGACACTCTTTTATTTGATAATAAAGTTAGAAGCAAGAATTCTATTGCAGCCCATAAATTTATTCAAAAACGACCTCCAGATGTCGGTGTTATTGTCACATGTCGAGGATGCAATCGCAGATATAAAATTAGTTCTAAGATGGCTCCCGGAAGGCTAGAAGGTGACGATAAAACAACATATCAATGTGATGGTTGCATCTTAAGAAATAGAGGAAGATAGTAATGAATAATTGTGATATTGCGTCAGAGAAAGCTGTTCTAGCAGGTATATTTCAATATGGGAGTAGTGCTTATACAGATGTTGCGGATATCATTAACAATTCAACTTTTACTAATGATAGCAATGAATTATTATTTAGATGTTTAGAATATCTACTTAAAGATAAAACTAATGGTTCTGTAGATGTTGCCACATTATTTTCAGCAGCTAACTCATTAGGAGTTAATAAATTTTTAGAAAAGGATGATGAAAGGAAGCATCTTCGAGCAGTAATGAATTTTCCAATTAAGTTAGAAAACGTTAGAAGCATGGCTAAGAGAATTCGTAAACTCCAAATTGCTCGTGAAGGTTCAGTAGTAGTAGATACTATCAAAGATGAACTTTCACAAGTTAATGGTGATGAGCCTATAGATAAGATTCTCGCTATGATGGAGAATCCAGTTTATGATTTTGCTCTCGGTTTATCAGAAGGTAAAGCTGATGGGCCTCAACGAATGGGTTCTGGCTTAGATGCTTATATTAAACATATATCCGATAATCCAGTGGAAAATGTTGGTATATCTTCTGGCTATCCTATGTATGATTTAGCTATTGGCGGAGGCTTTCGGAAAAAGACTGTGAATATGATTGGGGCAAGAGCTAAAGTAGGAAAAACTTTATTTGCTGATAATGTAGCATTACATGTAGCTGGTAAATTAGGAATTCCAGTTCTGAATTTAGATACCGAAATGTCTAAAGAGGACCATTGGAATCGTATGATTGCAACTATGTCTGGGGTTCCAATTAAAACTTTGGAAACTGGTAAATTTGCTAAAGATAAGAAGCAGGCTCAAGCTGTCAAAGAAGCAGTTGACAAACTCCGAAATATGCCATATGATTACCAATCTATTGCCGGCTTTCCATTCGAGGAAATAGTATCCATCATGAGAAGATGGATTATGAAAACAGTTGGGTTGGA